TCTCCCAATTAAGTGCTGTTGATACAATTTGTCTATCCGGCGCTAGCGTTGCAACAGTAGAAAGTTTTATTTTATTATCCGTGCTTCCAATTGCCTGTTCAACATATCTACCATTTGAAAATAGTATTCTGCTATTTGCAGGTATTGGTTCTAAAAGAGATCCTTCGATACTCACTGTTGTCTCAAGGTCTTTGTATACGCTAGATGAAATAAGATCTTTGGGATCTCCGTAGTCTATTCTATTTAGAACATCCCCACCATTTATTTTTGATGTGATGGTAAAGTCTTCTGCTAATCCAAAAGAGTAAATGTTAAATCGATTAACCGTTAAATTATATGCGTAATACCGAACCGGATAAGAGGTACCATTTGCTGCTGTCTGCGTATAGCGTGATGTCGCGTTACTATTCCATTGTGTTACGCATTCTAATTTAAGATAAGCTCTGAAAATACTTCTTGCATCTGGCTCGCCTTTTCTTTTTATTAAAGTGGCTGGGGACACTTCAAAGTTTTTGGCATCATTCATTACTTGATTTAATGTAGTCAAGCCTTTTTTAGCTTTTTCGGCTTCGAAGTCATCAAGCAATGTTATAGCGACATATTTTTCTTTGGAAAAAATTTGCGCTGGAATAGATATTCTTTCTTTTGATTTTGCGTCATTAGAATTTATATAAACTGCTGTTTTTATAATTGTTCCAGTGAATGGCTCCGATCTTGTTGGAAAGTCGTTGACAAACTCCACTGTCGAAGGATTTGTTGGTCTATTCCCGGTGTACCCTGTAAGAGTATAATCTCCATAAGCGTTTACTGAAAATCCAGATTGCTTGACATCGTTTGCGTTAAACCAAGTGTCAGAGTAATAAACAATAGCACCTGCTGTATCGCTTATTCCGCTCATGTCAGTATAATTTGTTTCGCCATTTTCGTCTCTGAAGATGGTTAATTCTATATCACCATTAAAATTTAAAAATTGTTGTGTAACAAAATTCGTTGGTTCTTTAGTATTGGCTCCAAGAACTGGCGACGTTGGGAAATTAAAGTTAAAATCATCAAAAACTTGTCCTCCTTCTTCATTTGGACTGTATGGATTTAAAAATGAATTCCCCGTTTGTGCAACAATTGAGGCTTTTGCATTTGTTAGATGCACATCTGGCGTCATTATGATTTGTGGGGCAGCAGGATTTCTGACTTGCAGAATATCGTAACCTTGATTTGCATTGACGCTTGTAGTAGCGAAAACTGAATTTTTTCCAGAGCCTTCTGCATCAGAAACTATGTTGTAACCAACGCTGCTGTTTCCATCAAGATCGTGGGCTTCTATGACCACATCGTAATTTCTAAAAGGTCCATTTTTTCCATTTTTAACATCGAAAGTCTGAACGCTGTTAGCTAATTCTGGTCTTGGAAATTTATAATTGTTATACTCAGAAAATGGTCGTCCATCTGTAGCAATTACTGCAATTCCAGAGACATTATCGTTATAATTGAAGACTAATGCGTTTTCGCTTAATGATATCCCTGTTTGTTCAAAGTATATAACTGGACTTGGTAAGCTACTGTCTGGACCTGATGGCTCTCTTATGGTAAATCTATACAAAAGATCTTTTGCTTGTAAATTTAAAGTTGTCTGACTCAAGCTAGCATTCCAAGTAAAACTTGGTGAAAGAAGATCTGTAGATTGACTTGTTTTATCTAATGGATCATTTGAACCTGTTTCTGTTTGTAGCGTCAAGTCAGAAATTACGATATTTCTGATATATGGAGCTTGATCTATAGTTTGAAAACCTGAAACACAAGTATTGGATGGAACTCCAACTGGATTTCTAGAGTAAGCTCTGAAAAGGTAAGTGCCATCTTCAAGTGGGGCGTAAGCATTGCCGATTTGCGTTCCTGTGGCAGTCAGAATATCTATCAAGTATTCAGAGTCTGGAGTTGCATCTACTACCACTCCACCTCTTTGAGAAAAGTCTGATCCTACCCAACCGCCGTCTCCTATTCCAGATTTTTTAGCGTAAATTGCAACGCTCTTTATCCCAGTCAAACTGTTGTTTGGCAGAACAACTACGTATGGAATTTGAGAAAATTGGCTACTTTCGCCTTGATCATTTTGTATAAATTCAACATCTTGAATTCTTAATTCAGTGGGAGGGACTGGTATAGCGTATAAACTTGTATTTTCTATTTTTGTTGAATTGTCTACATTTGTATATTTTTCTGGTACATAAATGACGCACTCAACATTATATTTTGAAGCTGGTACAGATTCAGATACAGATATTACTCTGAATAACACATCTGGATTCTTGTCTATTTGTCCACTTGAATGAATAGTGAATACATTCACTCCGCTGACTTCATAATCAGTGATGTTTAAAACTTCATTTGTTGTGATTTCTGTTCTTACTATATTGTCTGCCCCGGTTACTCCAGAAGCCAATGAGCCGAGAAAAGAGAAACTTTGAATTGCGCTTCTATCAATTCCAGAAATATCATCAGATGTCAATCCAGTGACTAGCGATGGATCATATTGATACGTTGGAGTAAGAAGCGAGAACTCATAAGTTTCACTGCCACTCAATGGTATTTCAGAATCAAGCGTTATTTGAGTTTGTGATGCAGTAGCAGAAATATTTTTTATTCTGCCGCCATGTCGCTTGCTTGTTTTTGTATTATCGGCTATTCTGAGTACGTCTCCCGGTTCAAGTAGCGCGGCTTCAATACCAGCGCCAAAGCTCAATGTTTCTGTTTCAAGATTGTCAGTGGCAACGATCCATCTGCCTATTCTTTGTGCTTGAGATTTTCTTGTTACTCCGAATGCCGTGATTTCTTTTCTTATGACACCATTTCTTCTTATTCCATCAATATCTTCGATCACTTCAATTGAAGGTTTATAAAAATTTTCTCTATCGTTATATCTTACTATGATGGTATTGTGCCTAGCTTTTCTTGAGCTTGTTTGATATTTGAATTGACCACCTTCTACGTTGGCATTTGTAAATGTATGGATAGGGTTAGACGGCTTGTCTTGGAAAGCGCGAATGCTTCCTCCAGCATAATAAATCAAACCTCTAAAAATAGAGGCAAAATCTTGAAGAGCAGTATAAGCATCAAGCCTGTCATTAAAATACACATCACAAGAGAATCTTGGTTCGTATCCGCCTTTACCATCTGGAACCATTTCGTCGCAATATTGACCTATCTCATAAAGCGTCCATTTGTCTACTAAATTTTCTGGAATTTGCTCTCCCAATCCATACCTTTTGCTTGTAAGCAGATCATAAAAGCACCAAGCTGGATTGTCGGTCCATTGTTTTTCTGCGTGGAACGTGCCGTCCCAGCTTCCAGTATATCTCTTTGTAATTGGATCGTAATTTGATGGAATTTTGACTTTGAGAAGATCTACCTCAAATGATCTACTTGGAACTTGATTGAAATACTCGGCTTCGAATTTGCAACTTATGATAGCACTGTTTGGATAGCCAAAACTGTCTTCATAATATTCGATCAAGCTATCGATGGTGCTTTGATCTGTTCTGTCTCCATTTATTGAGTCTGAAGTGAGCCTTCTGACTTTTATTTCAAATCCCATGAACGATGGATTGTCTAAATCCTCTTGTGTTAATCCTGTATTAAAAGGGATTGCTTGCAGATATCCATTAGAAATTTTACCAGTAATAGTTTTAGCTTCCACTAATTTAAAACTTTCTGATCCATTAGCTCCTGCTGTATTTGAAAAAAGTTTTCTTAGATAAATTTCTATTTCGACAGAAGTTACATTTGTGTCGCCATATCCTTTACCTTTTGGTGCGCCGGGAGGAATTGTTCTTGGACCAGTTTTATTTATGATCCTTAACATGCTAAACCTTAGATTTAATTGCGCTCTTGAGCAATTTTTGTTTAAGATTCGATAATATTTGGAAAAAGTATCTTCTCCAGCGTTTGGATCTACTTGTGTAGAACCATCTTCATTGACAATGATATTCGGGCCTCGCAACCTTTCACCTATCGATCTCACTACAGAAAGGCCATTTCCATCTGGATTGTTGATTTGCGCTTCTTCAGAAGGAGTTGGGCCACCTTTTGATTCAGTAAAATTTATTTGTTGAAAGTTGAATTTTCCATCGTCATCAACAAGTGGAATCTCATTCAGATAAACTGATTGAAGATTGTGATATGTTTCGCCGTTTAATGTTGCTCCAGCGTTTTTTATAAAATCAGAAGAATAATATCCTGTTTGCCCATCAAGGCCAACATGGTTATAATAGCCAGTAACAAGACCTTGAATTTCTCCTTCTGACAAAAGATCAGACACTCTGATTTTTGTGACAGAAACTGCTTTTGAGAATTTTGTAGAATACGGATCATTTGGATTCTCACGCTGATTTAAAACTCCCTCATCTACCTCTTGAGGATCTCTAGGATCTGGGGGTGGTGGTGAACCTCGGCGTTGCCCTTGATAAAAGACAATTTCCTCGTTTTCTTTTAGTTCGTCTTTTTTCATTAAGTTGTTAATGGGCTTGTATCCGCATCTGCGTAAGTTATTTCGTATGTGGCATCAATAGATTGACTGCCTATTCTAAGGCGACCATAACCAAATGGTATGGCTCTGCCTTCACCTTGCACGTTTTCTGGGCCGTTAAACAAATAAGATCTTTTGGATCCTGCTGTTCCTGCATCTTGAAATCCTCTGTCTTCTGGCGGCTTAGACAAAAGAACAGAAATGCCAGCGGCTAAAAGGCCAAGGCCAACCACGATGAATGTTGCTGCTGAGATGCCTCCAAGAGTTGCAGATAAACCCGTACCCGTAGCACCAATCGCAGCACCAAAAGCTGGCGACAATGCCATACCAACACCAGTTGCTATCAAAACTACCGCGATAACTATAACTAAAATTACTAAAAAATTATCTCCCGAACCTTGAATTACTGGCACAATGTCTATTGTATCAAGATTTTTTCTATCCATTATAATTTCTGAACTGTT